CTGATTATTTTTTGAGATTTTTTTATTTTTTTCGGAAATATTTTCAATTTCTTTTGTTAATGAACGGAATTGATTCTCAAGTTCTACCGTGTCATTTTCAATTTTTAACATTGGCAATACATTCGTATCACTCAATTTATTATCGGACAACCATTTTTCTACTGTTGCTATTTTTGCTTTAACTGCGGAAATCTCTAATGATAGAGTCCTAGACGCATTTTTAAATACTTCGAATAGCTCTACATATTCTTCAAGATGCAACAAATCAATAAGAAACTTCTTTCTCGTTGTATCTGTTGCTGTAAGAAACTGTAGGCTCGCATTTGTGTTTTGATATACAAGTTGCGAGAAAGTTTTAAAATCTATACCAATTACTTCTTGGATTGTTTTAAATGTGTTCGTAGCTGTATGACTAGAAATATCTTCGCCATTCTTTAAAAATGCTACTTTAATATTTGTTTTTCTGTCGATTGAGACTACATACCTGTCTTCGTCTTTTGTAAATTCAAGATTTATATTGTAGCCATTATTTACATAACGATTGGGTATATCTGCTTTTTTAATGCCCTTTGAGTTTTTATTAAAAAGAGCCTCCTCAATAATTAACGGTATAGACGATTTGCCCATACCGTTTGTGCCAATTATTTGAGTTACTATATTTTCTTCTAAGTTCAGGACATTATTTGACCCATAACTAAAGCAGTTATTCCATTGTAGTTTTTTGAGCGTAATCATTAAAAGTGCCTACTATATTTTGAATTTTATCATCTTCTAATTCCAAGATATAAGCTAGATACTCTACTAGCTCTTCTTGAATGCTCATATCTTTATTCATTACTAGAGCTGCTTCACTGCTTCGTTTCACAACTTTTTTATCTAGTAATTCACTATTTTTTACATTTGCTAAATCTTGAATATCGCCTTCCAATTCGTAAATTGTATGATGATACTCAGTGGGAAGCATTTCATTTGGATCTACTACTGTCTTACGAATAAGCTGTGGTAAATCAAAAGGCTCCCATATCCAGTTCCAATTGACCGGGTTAATTAAAATGTATCCGGTACTTACTTCTGTTCGATGAAATGAAGTAGTCATTGGAGAACCTGGATATACTATATTTCTTTGACTATTACTATGGGCGTGTAAATCGCCCGCAAATACGATTGGAAAATCTTCAAACCTGTCTAAGTCCACCTCTGGCTTGACATGGGGAGGTATCTCTCCTCGTACATGAGTAAACAGCGGTTCTGTTTGTTTAAATTTTTCGATACTTTCTGCTCGGTGTAAATCAGCATAAGGAAGAACACTAAACCCAAAATCACTATCATAGTAAGAGATATCAGTTATCTTTACTAGAGGGTTTATATCTCTGCTTACCTGTTTTAACTGAGTAAAAAAGGTTTTATTCTTTTTTGTTGCTTCATGATTGCCGTCATAAATAAGAGTAGGAACTGTAACTTCCCGAATAAACGAGAAGTACAGCTCCAGTTCTTCCATGTTCGGCAGACGGTCAAAAAGGTCTCCACCTATAATGTGCATATTGCATTCTTTTTCGAGAGAATGAATCTGCTCAAAAAACATTTCATATCGGCGAAGTGCCCACTCGCGTGGAACATTTTTTTGACCTAGCTTAAGGTGCCAGTCCGCCGTAAACAGAATCATGAAATGGCAAACTCCGCATCAAGTGCTTCATCATCAATTTCATTTGTGTCAGCCTGGCGTACACGATCGAGCAGCTCTTTTTGAGCGTCTGGAGTAGGACGAGGCATAACGTCATCCATAGACTTCAGACTTGCAACAAGCTCCAGCTCGTCATCATCAAGAGCACGAGGCTTGCACTTCAATACCTGAAGTTGATACTCTACATTGTAGGGTAGAGGGCCAGTCTTAACTCGCTTGAACTTAACGTCCCAGCCAGTATCTGCATCAGTAGGGTCGCCCAGGTCTTCAGCAGCGGTGAGAATTTGCTCCCACAACTTCTTCTTCAGGTTTACAATTTTAACTTCGCCATTGTCAATGCACTGCATGACATAGCTCCAGCCACACTTGAGATCGGGGTAGTATTCACGAACCCAATCTTTCTCTTTGTTGTTAAAGCGCTCTTCGTTTCTATCAAATGACAAACACTCCAAAGGAATATTTTTGTCATTCTCTCCTGTAATCCAGTAAACGTATCGAGCAAGAATATCGCCAACAAGACGAATAGAATTATCCCCGTCTCGATAGCTGTAAGTAGTAATACTTGATTTTTGAGCTGCGCCCTTTGATTTGTTAAAAGTTAGTGCCATTGTGTTTTCTCCTGTGGGACTTCTTCATATAGAAAATGTAACTTGTCATCTTCCACATAAAGTAGCCTATCATCTTCTAAATGTTGAAATGGATCTAGTGGCATTTCCAAAAGATCTAATGTAATATTGCCAGAGGCAAAGTACTCGCCAAGAGACCTCATACTAGCAAAAGCTAAGTATATTGAAATATCTCGACGAGAATATCTAAACGCATTGTATAAAAGAACATCGGGATGTACCAAAAAGCACTCTCCCGTAAAGTTTAATTCATAAAACTTATAGATAGGATCGTACTTATTTCGAGGTATACTGTTCTTGACTAACATCTCAAATATTATAAAAATACTTGTTGGTTCGCCATTTGCGATCGTGAATATCTTTTTCCAGTCGTATAGAAGCATATATTATACTAAAAAATAACTTGTGTGTCAAGAATTATTTTTCTATCCTATTTGTTCAATTTTCCAGCCCTGTTTCATATAATATCCCATTCTATTAGAGGCTTGCTTTCTAGCAGTGTTCCCTTTTAAATGTATATCTACAATAACAGGCATTAGTTTTCCTTCTTGCTCTCGAATGACTCTTCCGATAAGCTGGGTAAGGAGGGGCTCGTTGTTGATAGGGGTACCGAGTATAAGGACAGAGAGGGAATTGACCGAAATCCCTTCACTAAATATTGCTTGAGTACCGAAAAGAATGTTCTTTTTTCCATAATTAATCTCATCTAGGAGTTCTTCCCTTTGTTCATGTGGGACTTCCCCTGTAACACAGATTGCATTTTCTCCAACTAATTCTGCACAGTTTTTTAAAAAATGCACTCGATCTGACACTACGAGAACCTTGTGGCCTCGTGCGGCATATGTTGCTGCAAGAAGTGCAACTGTGTGTCGGTACTCTTCATTATTTGCAAGATTCGTTACTCGATTTGCCCAAGGAATGCGAGCCCCGTCCATAAAACGTATTTCTGATTTTACTATTTGTATTTTTGGCGTCATGAAGTTTTCTTTCGGGGGTTTAAACACTTTGCTGCCAAAGTAATCGCGAAAGACTACATGTTTGCCATCTTTTCTTTCAATCGTGCCAGATAGCCCGATCTTATATCGACAATAATTTGTGTCGACAACTTTGGAAAAAGTTGGACTACTTACATGATGCATTTCATCCAATATAATTGTTCCAAATTCTTTACGAATCTTCGGAATATTGCGGTATAAACTCTGAGTGTTCCCAATTACGATAGGGGAGTCAAGATCAAATTTACCACTTCCTATGATTCCAGGCGTAAATCCATAGACTTTCTCTACTTCCTTTGCCCATTGGTTTCGTAGCGGTACAGTGTGTACAACTACTAGTGTTTTTTGTCCTAGTTTTCCGGCTATCGCCAACCCCGTGAAAGTTTTTCCCCAACTTACCCACGCATTGACGATACAGTTATCATCGAGTTCGTCATAGACCGCTTGTTGAGACTCGCGGAGTACATACTGAAAATCAGGAAAATCAACAGGCACCACAACCCTTTTGTCAACAATTTCATAGTCATTTGGTATTAAGTCCGTTCTTCCGATTGGTATAGTGACAAGGTTCTCTCTAACTCGTGCCATGTTTTTTATAACAATAGGTGGGTCATTTGGATTCTGCGGAGGTATTTTATAGGTCAACTCTTTACTGAGATGTTCTTTATATTCTCTAGTTACTTCCAAATAAATTCTATTGCTAATAACTGCTTTCATAAACCTAAATCTGTTTTTGCGGTAATATATTGTTTAACAAACTCACTTCGTACAATATCTTTTATATCGAAGTCAATAAAGTCAAACTCGTTCATTGCCTTTAGGATTCGTACAAAATCTTTTAAGCCGTTTTTTGCCAAATCTGCTTGTCGAAAATCCCCACAAAATAATACTCTACAGTCTTGCCCAATTCTTGTAATGATTGAGTCTAGCTCATGAAAAGTCATATTTTGACATTCATCAATTAGGATTACCGCATTTCGAAGCGTTACTCCTCGTATAAAAGAGGTGGTCATAAAATGTACTAGTCCTTTCGTTTTAAGAATTTCGTAAGCATCTCCTCTTTGAAAAAGCTCTATACAAATATCTTTGTAAGGCTCTTCATAGACCGAAGCTTTTTCTTTTTCGTTTCCAGGTAGGAAACCTATATCACGAGTAGGTACTGCACTTCTTATAATTACAAGCCGTTCGTATATTCCTTTTGTCATATCATCAAATGCTAGATAAGAAGATATAAACGTTTTTCCTGTTCCTGCTACTCCATGCAGCATTAGATGTTTAGTACTTTCGAACGCAGTTACTTGGTTTTTTGTAAGTGGTTCGATCTCTTGTAGTTCTAAGTTTGCTCCCGCAAGAGTCTTTTTTCTTCTCGACATAAAATTATACTTTTCTTCGAGTGTCCTTTAGTTTTTCTTTAGAGTACTCGTATAATAGCCAAGGCAATCCGCCTATGTGTAGTACACCCGCCCAAGTTAATTCTCGAGGAGGTGGACGCGGTATGGTAAAGGGAAAATTAACATCCTTTAACCATAGTACAGAAGCTTTTTCCTTTAATTCAACTTTTCTTATTTTATAATACTTTAAAGACATATTTGTAGTTTTTTGATATATAAAAGGAGTCCCTTTACTATCTATAAAATACTTTGTATTCTGTTTTAGTATTCCTATTAAAGAATCTATTGAATGTTTTAAAGGCACTAACTCTGTAAAATGAGTTTGTAAACGACGTATGCCGAGAGTCGCTCCCAGCATATTTTTATCGTCTACAATTTGATTATCTATTAGTAGTAACCCGTCTACAGCCTCCCAGTTGCCGTTTGGAAGAATAAAAACTGGAAACTTAATCTTTGTTATTTCTTTGTATGTAAGTATCAATTTTACGAAATCTTTTATTGTATTTACGTTTGAGCTTCTTTCTTACGCCTGCTCTCCAGTTAAAGAAACCTTTAGATTTAGGGGATAGTGCGTCGTACTCATCCCCGCCTTTCAGTTTAATCCGCTTCATACATTTTCTCAAATTTACCCATAGAATAGTCCTCTCCTACTTCGAAGTCGCACCCTACAGGTGCTCCTGATATAGAGACTCCTCTATCCATTTGTACAAACTCTTGAAGTTTTTCACAATAAAAGTCTATTTCATCTTCTGGAACTTCTGCCAAAATCGAATCGTGAACCAATGCAAAGATTCGAGATTTCATTTTTTCAGACTTAACAAACTGTCCCATATCTATAGCGCCTAGAAGGTTAATATCAGAAGCAGCAGACTGCACCAAAAAATTAAGACCAGACCTAATGCTATGGCTCTTGATGCCTGCGTCTGTCGATGAGACATTCGGCAATCTCCTTTTACGGCCAAAGAAACTATAAATAAATCCATTATGTTCAATGAACTTTTGATTATTATCAATCCATTTTCTTAGTTTATGAAATGATCGAAAGTAATCATCAATAACTTCTTTTGCTTCTTGCTGGCTAAAATAAGTGCCGGAGTCTTTAGTAACTTGTTCACTAATCTTCTTCGGGCCTGCGCCATACATAATACCAAAGGTTACTGCTTTTGCCGCTTGGCGTTGTGTGCCGTATAATTCTGCAACATTTTCTACTTCGCATGGAAGTTTAAAAACTGTTTTAGCAATCGTACTATGAAAGTTTCCGCCACTACGAAACACATTCATCAACGCTTCATCGTCTGCAAGTTTTGCAGCAACATATACTTCTGCAGTAGTTAAGTCCATAGCCACGATCTTATGACCTGGAGCCGCTTTGATACAGCCTTTTACAATAGGATTATCACGAGGCAACTGCTGCATATTCAACTTACCACTACTTGACAATCGGCCAGAAGTTGTGCCATGTAAGTTGAAGTTTGTTCTCAATCGGCTATCTCTATCGAGTTGAGGAATAATTTTGTCTAAATAAGTATTCTTGATTTTAGACTTCTGACGAATATCAAGAATAAGTCCAGGAACTTCTGATTGAGCTTCCAGTGCTTTTAACACTTCCGCATCTGTAGAATCTGCTCCTGTGCCTGTTTTCTTTCCTGTGGGTTTTAGGCCCAACATATCGAATAGTAACTTACGAAGCTGCACAGTACTGTTTGGATTGAACTCTGCTCCGTTTATTTCTTCAAATTTACGAATTTTTGGATTTTCATAAAGGGTACGAATAGCTTCGTCAATATCTTCCTGCATTAAAGACTGAGACTTAAGTAGCCGCATCTTATCAAAAGGAACGCCATTATCTTGAGTATCAGTTAGAAATCTACAACCTGGGATAAGAATGTTATCGTATACCCATGCTAACTTCTTATTTTGCTTAATCTTTACAAACTTTTCGTAAATCAAAAAAGTACATACTGCATCCATTGCAGCATATGTTTTCATCACATCAAAAGGAATAGATTGCCACTGGAAGTCTCCCTTTAATATGCCGTGCTCTTTACGATACTGGTCAATCCAGTCGTACATCGGTTTTTCGTAGTCGCCGTAAGGAGTGTACTTTAGCGATAACTGCTTGAGTCCATGCCCTCCAGGGTTCTCGTCAATGAGATAATGAAGAAGCATGGTATCTTCAAAGCGGGGAAATCTAAAGTTAAAATGATACTCAAAAAATGCCATGTCAAACTTGGCATTGTGAAAGACTACAATTTTCTTATCGAAAAGTTCTTGAAGTAATCGCTCAGTATCATAATCAAAACAATCGGTGTCAATGTAAGCCCCACAAGCCCCATTATAGCTAAGACTAATACCCAACATATGACCGTTACGAGGATAGAGTCCAGTAGTCTCTGAGTCCAGAGCAACGTAGTCTCCCTCATGTCTAATAGCCTGTTCGATAAAAGCATTTGCTTCCTCCGTATTTTGTATTCCAAAAGCAATAGTGTTGTCGATAACTACTTCTTCAATTTCTCCTCGAATATAAGAGATAATATTATCCTTCGAGGATTCCCAGGTATTTCTTGCTTCAGGCTTAAATGCAAGCATTGCTGGGTTTATTACTGGCAAGAATTTACCTTCTACTTTCTTGCCTGAATATTCTGTTACTGAATTAATTTTTGTAAAATACTTGAGTGCATCAGAGCCTACTAGAATAATCCAGTCATAAATCTCTGTATCAATCTGTATATCGCAATCACGTTTTAATACTTTTTTTAGTGTAGGATCAGAACATAACTGATATTGGTCAAATTCAAAAGCGCCTTCAAATTCATATTTAAAATCTGTTCTACTTGGTTTGGTCTCTATTAGAGCGACCTTTGGGCTCGTCATATACTACTCCTATGAGTAAAGTTTTTGTTTCAATTTCTGTACTTGGTTCTCTGATAACCCACCCGGGTCTTTATCTGGTACGTTAATGTTTCTTACTAATAAGTCGACATTCTCGCACATTTGTTTTACGTTTTCTGCTGCTTTTTGTCCCGCTTCGTCTCCGTCAAAGAATACTACTGCTTGTTCCACTCCTTGAAGCCGAAGAATTGATAGCTTATCTTCATTAATATTGCGAGTACCAAAGCAACACACTGCATTTGTCTGCCTTGTATTGGTGTAACCTTTGAAGGGTACAGGGGCATTCGTGCCCCAGGTGGATTGATAAGATACTTGGGCGTACCGCCTGTCATATGTCTCGCATTAAACGCAACAATCTTTCCTGATATGTCACGAATTGGAAACACAACTCGACCAATAAAATGTTCGTGGTCTTGAAATGCTTCAAACTTGCGGTACGTATTCGGTTTAATACCTCTCCAGTTTCCAACATAAGGCAATGCACTTGGGGGAAAAGGCAAGCCCACACTTTCAGCTCTCTTCTCACGAATTTTTTTCTTAATAAGTTCTCTGCGTAAGTGTAGAAAACTTGCCTTTTCTCCAAAGTGCACAAAAAGACTTCCCTTGAATCCACAAGAGAAGCAATGAAAAATACCTGTAATCTGATCCACTCGCATACTCGGATTACTGTCATCATGCTCAGGACTTAAACATGATACTACAAAATCTTTTCCTTTAGGCGCAAACGGAACTTTCTTACTTTCGAGTAATTCTTGTACGTTCATTAACAATCCGAATCATAGCTTTGCCACTCATCATACTCAGTGGGTTCATATCCTTCTGCGAAAGTATTTACTAAATCTTCTTCGATAGCATACTTACAGCCTTGATAATAGTCTTTATGCTCGTCGTCCAACAAATGAAAAAAGTTTGAAATACGAGCCAGCATTGTCTCTGCCAGCTCTATATTTTCTTCTGCCATTGCTGCTTCTAGTATATCGAAGTAGGGTCCGACCTTAATTTCTACTCTAGGAGCCAGGCTCATCCTTCTTTCTCCAAGTCCCATACACCTCTTCTATTTTCTACGGGGGTAGACTTAACTCTCTGCACCCAAAGGTGTCCATTTTTTTCTGCATCTTGAAATGTAAGAGCGGTAATAAAAAATGCGCTAATTACTAATAAGTGTCCACCTACGCTTCCAATGCCAAAGTAAATACTATATCCCGTCCAAAGCGTAAATACAACTGTCCACATCACTGACAAATAAAACATCAATATATACTGAGTAAATGCGTTAGGTATAAACCTAAGTGGATTCATCTTTAAATTAAAAAAGAAATTGTACGTATCATAAACCCAAAATCCAACAGCTTTCATCTTCTCATCCTTGCAATATCTCTCATTTCTTCTTTATTAATAATCGGGACTGCGTTTGACTTGTGCATGGTTCCGATACCTTTAATAAGTGTTCCCGTGTAACGTGGCGACTCCACTCGAGCGGCAACTCCAACTGTGTCGGAGCCGCTTGGGTACTCGGGGGTGGGCCGTCTGTAAGACTCTGTAGAGTCAACGGAAACAGCTCGCATAACTCTCTTAACTCGTTTTTGAACTTTTTTCTTAACTCTGCCAGATGTTGTGTGTCTGATTGAACCATAAACCATTCCCATAAAAAACTCCTGCCAATAGAAGATATATTATATCAAATAATAGCAGGAGTGTCAAGAACTATTTTTAGATGTCGTTTATTTCTTCACCAGTCTTGTGCTCATTTTCTTCTTTTTCATCTGGCGTTAATGCCGACTCCGGCCCTATCTTCAGAGTTTCCCAATCCATTGTAGAAGTGAATGTTCCCATTTTACCACTTCTCATTTTAGTACAATTAAATGTCATAATAGCATCTTCAGTTTTCCACGTATCAATTGTGAAAGCTGCGTCTGCCGCATCGAGAATACCTTTTGCAAAGCGAGCTTCACCTGTGGCATCTATCTGATAGGGGCTGTAAACCGGCACTTCATACTCCTGGGCCATTGATTTCAGTGCTTTACTAACTTCTATCTGCTCAGTCCAGTCATACTGACCTGCGCGCGACGGAAGATTAGAACGCTTGACTTGGTTGATATAATCAACAATAATTACACCAACATCCATTGCACTTTTGACTTTCTTGTCCAACTCTGCTCGAATCTTTGAAAGAGTAAGAGAGGCATCATAGACAACATCCAACTGCTGAGTCGGGAGAAGCTCACAGTTAGTCTTTAGATCGTAGTGTAGGCGATCAAAGTCTCGATGATCTTGATACTCTTTCAACTTTTCTTCGGGATCGACAAAACGACTTGCCCACCAAGCCGAAACAAGCCCCCACTCAGTAACACTAAGGTTACGTTTGCGAATACGCTCATGAGGGACTCCAGTCGCAATGGAACAGCATCTTTGTAGAATTTCACGGCTATCCATTTCGATTGTGAAATAAATAGCAGATTTTCCACTTTCATACACTGTATTTGCAATGTTACAGCAAGTAATAGATTTCCCTGACCCTCGGCGACCCCCGACAAGAATTAAGTCTCGGGGAGAAAACTTAAACTCTTCGTCGAATGCGGAGTTCATACCGAGAGGCAGGTACTTTTCCAACTCATCTTCAGCAGGGAACAGGGAAATACGTTGCATACTTTCCTGGGGCCGCTCTAGTTCCACTTTATCTTCTATATCTAGAACGATCTGATGTAGATGAGATACTGACTCTTCTGCATCTTCAAAA